AACATCGGCAATCCTCATCCTTATGACGTTGATTTAGTAGTCGAAGCCGCCACCGCCCTGCCGAAATACATCGCGGCGTTGGAAGAAGCGGAGAGGGCTTTGGAGCAGTATGAAATGACGCTTAACGAAGCAGCTGATGATTACAATAAAATGGAAAAAGTATGCTTTCAACACGGTTTAATGTCTTCGCATCGTGAAGCAATTGAAACGGCTGCTTATATCCGTGCAATGCTACACGGTCATTCAAAAGCCCTCACCACCATCCGCAAGATGAAGGGGGAGTGATGCGCCTAAAAGCCAACTCCCGCTGGTCGGAAAGAATGGAAAACCGCCTGCTTTATCTGTGGATGCACTCGAAACTGCCAGCTTGGAAAATAGCGCAAAAAATCAGCTTTGAGTGCAGGCTTAAGAAACCATTAACCGAAGGCGCGGTAATATCAAAGGCGAACATACTGACGAAGGGAAAGGAACTGAGCTATGCAGAACGAAAGCGACAAGCATCTGGACGAATTAGTGCAGATTGCACAGGAACAGAACATGGGGTATGAAAAGCCCGTATTCCCCCGCTGGACAGGCTGGGTATGGTGCGCTATAGTTTTGTGGCCTTTGGTGGGCTTGTGGATTTTATGGGACTGAATACTTGGATAGCCGCTATCATAGTAAAACATGATATGCAATTCCAGGCGTTAACCTTAAACGATAACGAAGTGCGCAGCGTGTAGGTGACAGCCGGAGAGACGGCACAAAGTTTGGTGAAGGCCGAAGTATGAACACCCCGCTGCGGAAACGGCGGGGTGTTTTTTTGACCGATATATCGGTCATGAGATAGCATTATGCCTCATATATAGGTCAATTGACACACTCTATATCTATGCTATATTGGGTATAGGAGGACAACATGAAAATCGCCTATATACGTGTCTCAACCACAGACCAAAACACGGATCTTCAACACGATGCTTTAATCAAAGCCGGATGCGAAGTGTTTTTTGAGGACAAAGCCAGCGGCGCTGACCGCGACAGGCCACAGCTTGCCGCTTGTCTAGCTTCCCTGAAGCCTGGGGACACTTTAGTTGTGTGGAAATTAGATCGCCTGGCGCGTAGCCTATCCCATCTTATCGAACTCATTGACGGCTTGCACAAGAACGGCGTTGAGTTTGTCAGCGTCATGGACGTTATCGACACGCGCACGGCTATGGGCAGAGCGATGTTCCAGATCACAGGCGTATTCGCTGAACTTGAACGCAACGTCATTCGCGAGCGTACCAAAGCCGGTATTCAAGCCGCCAAACAACGCGGTAAAAAATGGAACGCCTGCAAGATTATCCCAGATGGTGAACCTATCAGCCGTACAACGGCATGGCGCAGGAAGCGCAAATAACCTTCACCATTACGCCTTCCCCATATAGAAATAACAAACCTTGGTATCCTTGCGCTCTGCGCTAACCAATCCTTCTTCAAGAAGGTCGCGCAGGATTTCATCACGCTCACGGCCTTTCAGGTTGCCTGTACGATTAATCAATTCACCTTTGCTGATACCGTCTTTCTTGGCGCTACGGATAACCTGAGCAACATCACGCTTGCGTTTTTCCTGATCGTTTTCGTACATGAACTCGCTCGCCAGTGACTTGACGTACATGATGGACGTTTTTACGATGTTTTCAGCATAGCCAAAATCTTCCAAGCTGATTTGTGGATTAACAGTATCCCTGCACAACGCCAAAATCATCGCCATTTTGGTTGTAATCTCGCGATAGCGCCCGAACAGGATACCCAAGGCATCATCACAGTCATACGTCATGCGTACCTGAGAACGCAGTAACTCGTCATAGTATTCCTTGCAGCCAGATCCCCATTCGACAATGCGCGGAGGTACGTTGATGATGTTTTTGTTATAGACTTCCATGCCGCCTTCACCGAGCGCACGCCACTTTTCCAGCAAGTCGTCTGGGATGGCATGGCTACGGTCGTCAAAACGTGGCTCAGGTTTTTCGCGGCCAGGCAATACGATGAAGCGGTTCATCATGCCTGAACTGATTGCGATTTTCTTGAGAGCCTCAAGATATGTTTCCAATGTAGTCGTTCCATAGATGCAGAGATTCGGCTCATAGATAACCGTTGGCGCTGTTTTTTTGTCTGCATAAGTACCGCCGCGCCATGCCCTGTTGTTCGAGGTAAACAGGTTGAGCATCTTGGTGGAAATATCAATCTGGTGGCTTTGGGCTTTGTTGCCTGTAATGGAACTCAAAACCATGCCGAACTCGTCAATCATCATGAGGTGGCTAGGCTGACGTTCAAGCTGCGTGACGAGTCCCGAGCCTGAGTGCATGGTTTCGCCAGCGAGGAACGTTTCCAGCCCTGCTGCCGTCATAAGTTTATCAATCATCTTACGGCTATGGTCTTTGCCAGAAGTTGAATTACCAATGGAACAGCAATAAAGATTCGTGCGTATGTCGGTCGTTGAGGCGAATCTGCGCCCGAATACAGCCCCGAGAGCCGCGAAAGTATTTAACATCGCCATTTCAGGCTGTTCAAATACCGCCGTTCCGCAGATCCATTCGACAGTCTCGCCTACCAATCCTGGTATATTGCGGGGATCTAGCGCAGTTGGCTTCATAGCAGGCGCAGGAGCGTTATCTTGTTTGGTAGCCCCTTTGGTAGCCTTTGGTTTATAGATGCCCATATTGATAGCCCACTGCCTTGCAGGGTGTGTATCCCAGTCGATAGGCTCCGACACGTATTCTTTTGGCTTCCAGCCGTTCAGCTTTGCCATATCGACAAGCGTACCCATGGTTATGCCGCCCGTCATATCCTTGAAAGACTTCCAGTGATTCGTTGTCCCTGTGTATTTCGTGCTGTTTTTTGACCAGCTATCCCAAACGTCCTGATGATAGCCGCCGTCATGCAATGCCATGCCGATATTAATCCAGTCTGAATAGCCCATATTGGCATCCAGATATGTCAGCATATTTCGCACATCATGGTCATCCCATGTCAAATCTGATGCGTTATCTAACATATCTTGTCTGACTACAGGCGCTTTTTTATCGGCGCAAACTTTATCAAGGAGCCATTGGGGGGCTAACGCAATCGGTGTTGCTTCATCGAGCCACTCATAGCAGACACCTTCAATATGTCGAGAATAAGGGGCGATTACATAACCTCCGTCTCCCCGAATATCAATATTCCTCCACACATGCGTTCTGGTATGGACTTTCTTATCTGGGTATTTAAAATAATAGTGATGCCCTCTTGCCGTCCGGCAAGTCAGCGTATGGGGCAATGGAGGAAGTTCTTTTAAAGAATTAACCCCATGCTCACCATCAACATCAACAATAAAAATACCAGACTCAACACCAGTAGCTATAGCCAGATTTAAGCCTTTACGACCAGCCCATAGGTTTTCTAATACATTTTCATTTTTAGATGCGGCGTTTCTTCCCTTCGAGACTGCGGGATGTTTACCAGGCTTAGTGCAAGCCATATCTCCGCAAATGCACGCTAGGTATGTCTTGCCATCCATCGCTGTCAGACTTTTAAGCCCGTAAGCAGGAAACAGCGAAAAACCATGGGTGTTTGCGCAATAAATAGCGTGCGCGAGTGAATCGAAATCAGAACCCGTAACTGTAGTCATATGCTCCCCTTGAACACCCCACTGGAAAGTAATCGACGGTCTTGCGCCGCCTTATTACCCTACTTCGCTTAAAACGGCGATGGCTGTAATTCCATGCGCTTGGCGTGATAATTCATGCACACCACTTCACAAAACGTCTCCCATTGTGAAGGAGTGAGTTTAGCCAAGTCAAACACTTTGATTGATTCGAGGTATTCTCCGCCTTGGTTTCCGCCATATACACAGGCTTCGCGTTCCCAGTCTTGAATGTCCATGACTATTCCTCCAAGAATCGTTCGAGCAGCGGAATGAAATAATCATGCGCTGTTTTCGTAACATTATCATTTTTGGATTTTTCTTCGATCTTGCGGAATAACTTCTTGTGGAACTCAGGAGTTACACGGAGTGTAATTCGCTTCCATTCCTTTTTTCTCTTTGCCATGAAAATCCCTCTTGACTGGGTAAGGGTTGATTGTTACAACGAATGTACAAGAAGTTAGCAAATAGTCAACGGTAAATTAAATGTTTCATGACGATATCTTGATTGGTAAACCAAGGTTTACGGAGTGGCAATCTGGCGATGCAGACTGCGACACGACCGAAGCCGTAAAGGAGTTAATCAATGCGGGAAAATATCATACATTTTATGTAGACAACGATCACGGCAATGATGAGTTGGTAAGAACGGGCTATGAATTCTATAACAACGGGTTCATGGATTTGCCGTTCGATAATACACTGTTCGTTGTCGAAAACTCCTATTTCATAGGAAATCCAAGCGGTACTTGCGGGTCTTTTTTAGTTTCTAAAAAGTGTATCGGTTATACGCAGGAAATACACGATGCCAAGAAGAAAGAAATAGGCGTGACAGAGTGGCCGTCTTTCTGCTTCATGGAAATTCCTAAGACCAATAACAAGCATATCGGCGTAATGCCGTATATTTGCTACGCATGGAAAATCCCCGATGTAGTGGAGCCTAAACAGCCGACTACTCTACTTTGGCCTATAATGCTGACAAACACAGCGCAGTTAAATGGTATTGGCGGATTACAGCCGCAAATAACCGCAGCAAGTTCCATCATCATAAATGCAGTCATGCTAATGAATACCAAATATTCAACGCACATCTGCGTAAAACGCGATGAAAAGATGAACGCAAAGCGCGTTAAAAACGGTAAAGATCCATATCAGGATTTCACAGTTATAGACTTGGTTGGGCATATATCTAACCAAGGAGACGGAACACATGCCTCACCTAGACCGCATTGGCGTAGAGGGCATGTTAGGCATTTATCAGGCGGAAGGAAGATTCCTATCGACCCATGTATGATAAATTTCAAAGGACAAGAAATTCCTGCTGCACTTTATAATGTAAAACCTGAAAGGAAGAAAAATGGCACTATCAATAGCTAAAACCAAGCCACTGCCAGCCAAAATTACTTTGGTTGGTGAAGGTGGCCTTGGAAAGACCACGGCGGCAATCCAATGCGGAGATGCGGTAGTGGTTCCTACTGAAAACGGATTGGTGAACTTCCCCCATGTGGCGCAGTTCCCCCAGTCTAAAACCTACGAACAGTTCATGGGATACCTATCAGAGTTGGCTACTGAAGATCATGGGTACAAGACACTTGTAATTGATTCCCTTGATTGGTTCGAGCCGCTTATCTGGGATAAAGTCTGCCGTGAATCTAATGTTAAAAACATCGAAGAGGCAAATGGGGGCTTCGGGAAATGGACTGCCGCTGCGTTGGATATCTGGCGCGAGTACCTTTCAGCGCTTGACTATCTTAATCAGCACAAGGAGATGACGATTATCCAAATCGCTCATACTCAGATTAAGCGGTACGACAACCCACAAACGCAGGGCTATGACCGCTATACCCTTAAACTTCAGGACGGTAAATCCGTTAGTGCTGCCGCCCTGATTTTCGAGTACTCTGACATTGTTCTGTTTATGAACTATGTTACTGGCGTTACCAAAGATGCTCTGCCAGGTTCTACAAAGAAAAACCCCAAAGACCGTACTCGCGGTATTGGTTCAGGCGAACGTGTTCTATATACTCAAGAAAGACCCGCTTTTAAGGCAAAATCCAGATTTTCATTGCCTGATGAAATCGTTTTTGACTTGGAAGGCAACTACTGGAACGTAATCAAATCTGCTATCCCCTACTACCAAACCACCACAAAAGGAGAATAAACTATGGCTAACATTGGCTTTACCGTTAACACCGAGGAACTGCCGGATGCTCAGGACTTTTCGCCTGTGCCTGCTGGTAATGGCACGACTGGCATGATTGTGAAATCACAACTGCTACCGACTAACAAGACCAAGGAAATCCTGCCTGAAGGCGTTGACTACGAAACTTTCTTGAAAACAAATCCCAAGGCTTCAGGCTTCCTGAACATCGAGGTTGATATTCAGGATGGCCCGAGCGCTGGTCGAAAGTTGTTCCACAACTTTAACCTTGTGAACGACAGCGATAAGGCTGTTGAGATTGCTTTTGGGCAGTTGAAACAACTTCTGTCTGCACTGGGCATGAAACAGTGGTCTGGTAAATCTGAAGAACTGCATAACAAGCGGTTCAAGATGGATCACACCGTTGAGACTGGCAAGGACTACGTGAAGGATGGTCAGACTATGCAAGGCAAGCCTCAAGCCGTCATCAAAAAGTTCTACGCTGCAACGGGCGTAGCTGCTACGGGTGCAGTTGCCAATACCGCTGCTCCTGCGACTCAAGCAGCGGCTACCGGCGCTACCCCTCCTTGGAAACGATAATAGCGTGAGACTGGGGAGAGCGTTACGGCTCTCCCCTCTTTTTTGTGGGGCATCATGGCAGACCTATCATTTCTTTTGAACAGGACGGCGAATAGGTTGGATGAAACCTATGAATCGCGTGGTAGGATATCATTTGCCAAGTACCTATCCATTAGTGAACTAGGACACCCCTGTTCCAGATACCTCTACTATATCTTCCGCAACTATCTGCCTAAACCAAAAGTAGCGGGACGAGTTCAAAGAATTTTCGACACAGGCCATGAGCAAGAGAGGCGCATCATCGCAGGCTTGCAGCAATTCACGCTCATTGGTAACTGTCAGGCAGAAGTGACAGCATGTGACGGTCATCTGCTAGGTAGGATCGACGCTGAGATTTTGGAGTTGCCAGAGGCTCCTGCGACAAAGCACGTTGCGGAATTTAAGTCGATAAACGACGCAGGATTTAAAGAATTAAAGAAACATGGCGTAGAGAAGGCAAAGTTTCTCCACTACTGCCAGTTCCAGATTTACGGTTATCTCAGGGGGCTTGAGAGGTTTTTCTATCTCGCCATTAACAAGAACGACGAAGATGTTTATACAGAGCGCGGAGAGATCAACAAGGTTTTCGCAGAGGCTCAAATAAGCAGGGCGAGCAGGATTATATACGCTGATAAACCTCCTGAGCGTATTGGTGGCAAGGATAGTTTTGATTGCAAGTTCTGTCCTGCTTTTGACATTTGCCACAATGGGGCAGCGCATGTATCGGGGATACGTAACGATGGGACTCACAGACCCAGTGCAGATGGAACGTGGGTGAAAATCTAATGGGCAAACGCAGCGACTTCGAGCGCATAGAGCGTGACTTTTATCCAACGCCATATGAAGCTATCATTCCATTGCTACCTTTCCTTACTGTTGGTCATACATTCGCAGAGCCTTGCGCTGGTGACGGTCGCTTGATTAAGCATCTCGAACGACATCATCAGAAATGCGTATATGCCTGCGATATTGAACCGCAAGCAGACGGTATAGTTCAGGAAGATGTTTTGTTCTTCAATCATACCTTTCCACCCTGCGACAAGATCATTACCAATCCGCCTTGGGAGCGTGAGGCTTTGCATCCCATGATCGACCGCTTTGCAGCCCACGCAGACACATGGCTTCTGTTCGATGCAGATTGGATGCACACCATACAAGCCAGTCCATTCGCATCATTGTGTAAGCGTATTGTGAGCGTAGGCCGCGTGAAGTGGATCGAAGGATCAAAGAACGGCGGCATGGACAATGCGTGCTGGTATGAGTTCAGTAAACGAGATGGACGGACGGAGTTTTATTTTAGATGAGCGCAGGTTTTAAATATCTAAACACGGATAATTATTCACAGATGTTTTCTGGAAGCATATTTCGTTTGTTCCCTTGGGCGCAAACTTTAGAACAATGTCTGAATGCAACTAATGAGAATGATGAATATTTACATTTAAAAAATAAAAACCATTACGATCCAGTTCACTATTTTATCCATAGGTCGCACGATGGAAAAGTTAGAATGATAGAGGAAGAAGATCCGGTAAATGGGTTCAATTTCGGCTATGTTATTTTTGATATACCGAACCCTTACTTACTAGCGCCCAATACATTTCATAGGTATTCTGTGCCATTAAATCCTCTATTAAAAAAATACCCGCCCATAGAAGGAAGGCATTCGATTTATTGCCATTCTATTTTTGCAGAGGATAAGATACTTAGATACGCTGGTCTAACCAAGCAGAAATGGCTGTCTAGGTACAATCAACATAGGTCAGATTCATCTTCTGGCTCTCCATACGTTTTTCATTCTGCGTTAAGAAAGTACCATGAATGCACTATGGTACATAAGTTACTATGCACGGATCTAGAATTTGACACAGCAATGGAATTAGAAGAAAAATGGGTAGAACTAAGTCTATACCCAAATGGATTAAATATGATACCTGGCGGTCATGCGGGAATGAAATACCTACACAAGTTAGGCATACATGCTAAATCAATTAAGGAAAGAGATGCGGCTATTTTGAAGTTGTCTAAAAGAGAAAATATTAATGGGAAACCTAATCCTTTAAACGCTGCCAGATGGATTTCAGACCAAGATTTTATTAATCGAGTAATTTGCAGTCAAGAGGACAGGCTGACCGTTGAGCAAGTTAGGCTAATAAGGCTTTACGATGGTTTTGGTAAGACAAAAGACGAAATTAAGTCTGTTGTTTCCCCAAAGAGGGATCACCAAATAGATAACGTAATATCCGGAAAAAGGTACTCTAAAGTAAAATGAAACAATCCCGCGACTACCAAGACCGCGTTAACGATGCGCTGTGGGGCTTCATTGAGACGAAGCAGGGCAAGCCTGTAGTTGTTGCGCCCGTAGGTAGTGGCAAGTCTTTTATGATTGCCAGATGGGTACTCGAAGCCTTGGCGAAGTATCCTGCTACGAAGGTGCTTATTCTGTGCCACGTTGCCGAACTTCTGAAGCAGATTGCCGATGAAATATTCGAGATTAACCCTATGGCTAACGTCACATTTTATTCAGACAAGATCGGCAAAAAAGACTTAACCGGACAGATTATCTTGGGTAGCGTTCAGAGCATATTCAAGAAGGGTTTTGAAATACCAGGAGGCATTGACATTGTTGTTACAGACGAGTGTCATCTCATCAGCCCTAACGACGAAACCATGTACCGCAAACTGTTCAAGGATTTAGAGACAATAAATCCTTACATGAAAACGATTGGTTTCACTGGCACAAACTTCCGACCCAATTCAGGAGTTCTTACTGAGGGAGATGGTCGCCTGTTCACGGACGTTGCGTATCAGATACCAATGATTGAGTTGATCGAGAAGGGTTATCTATGCCCATTGGTAACGCCTCCGATGAAAACCCGTATGTCCGTTGAGGGAGTCGGCAAGCGTAACGGCGATTACATTGACAGCCAACTACAGAAGGCGGTCGATAAAGACCCGATTACAAAGGCTTGCGTTGACGAGATTATAGAGCATGGATCTGACCGTAAGAAGTGGATTGTATTCACTACAGGCATTGAACATTGCGAGCATGTGAGAGATGAAATCAGGTCACGCGGTATCAGCGCAGAGATGGTCACTGGCAAGACGCCCACGGTAGAGCGTAACGCTGTGTTCAAGGGATTTAAGGATGGAGATACGCGCTGCTTGGTAAACGTAGGTGTGGCTACCACAGGATACAATAACCCTGCGATTGATCTTATCGCCCTCATGCGCCCCACAAGATCGCCAGTTCTGTACGTTCAGATGATGGGAAGGGCTTTGCGGGTATGCGAAGGAAAGACTGATTCAGTTGTTCTTGATTTTGGCAGCGTTATTGATACTCTTGGGCCTGTCGATACAGTAGATGCGCGTATCGTTAATAAGAAAGCCGGTATCGGGGATGGAGAAGCGCCTATTAAAGTCTGCCCTAAATGCGACGGGGTAAACTTTGCAGGCCAGAAGTTTTGTCAGGATTGCGGTCATGAGTTTGTATCCGATCAGGCGTCCAAGATTGAAACGACCGCTTCAACCGGGGCCATCCTCTCAACCCAAATCCAACCACTCTGGCACACCGTACTAACCACCCACTACACGCGCCATACCAAAAACATGCGCGACAGCCTGAAGGTGACTTACATTACGACAGGCGGGAAGTTTTATGATTTCGTTTGTTTTGAGCATACTGGCTATGCGCGGGAGATGGCGGCTAAATGGCATAGGCTTCGCCGCGATACGCCTGTTCCGAATACTGTAGGCGAGGCATTGGAGACTTGGTATCCGGCAGTTGCCAGGATACGTACCATCAAGGAAGGCAAGTACGACCGCGTGACGGCGGTTGAGTTTGTGCCGGATCAGGAAGTTCAGGAAGTAACGCCAGTGCCAGCTATGCGCATAACGGATGCGCATACGGCTAGGCTTGCCGACCTAGACGACATAGTTTTCTAACGCGTATAATACGCTTCCAACGCAGCGCCAGCTTCCTTGGATACGCTATGCCCAGACTTATTCGCACCGGCTACGATTTTCTTCTTAAGTTCACCCGAAACAAACGCAGTGATTCGCTTTTCCTTGCGGTACTCGGAGGTATTATTCTGTTTTGGTTTTTTAGCCATTGACTGTATCTCCTTCATGTGTCAATGTAATTGAAATTACATGAGTATGTCAATGGAATATAACTACGTCCAGTACCAGAAGGCAGTACAGAAAGCCTTGAAAGAGTTCGATAAACAGGTGAAAGGAAATAAAATGCCTAAATCAGTTGGCGGTAATCCCACGGCTCCGATGACCACCTACCCCAAGGGTAAAAAGCCGAAGAAGAAATGATAGATGGTTGCTTGCAAGAAACAGTGAGACACTTGCCTGCGTAAAGATGCCATTTAGGAACGCCTTACTGGTACTTGTCCTCCCAGTAAGGCGTTTTCTTATTCCTCATCTTCCTTAAACAACTTCCTCTTAATATCCTCACGCGCCGACTCCAGAGCCAAAGCCATCAGCGCCAGATCCGAATCCTCAGCAGCGAGAAACGCCCAGTCTATATGGGCATTGGCATCCACCGTCATAGCCATGCACGACCTGACACCGGCATCCTTAGCCAGCTTTGCAGCATCACGGAAAAACTTGGATGGTTTCGTATCTTCGGAAACCGTTATACGCTTGACGGTTTTTTCTTTGAAGTCTGCTTCGATGACTTCTTGGAGTTCGCCTTTGGTTTCCTCGCTAGCCATATCACCACCGACCCATCTGCGTAAAATGTTCTGCCTGTGATATACATGAAGCGTACCTCCGTACACTCATTCTACCACTTTAGCCCATTCCTCTACAACTTGCTTAGTGCAGTCGCCGTATTTTCTCGCCTCGTATTCGTCGGCAACGCAAGTCAGGAAGTTAGCGCTTGCCTTCGGCCTCACGTTTACGTTTGTCGGCGGCAAGTTTGCGCAACCGACCAACAGTGTCAGCGTCAGTAGTATGCTCACCGATAACTTCAGCCTGTCGCTTAATTTCTTTTGCGGTCGATTCATTGTAGTCAGCCCTTTCACGTTCCTTGGTGGCTTGCTTTGCGAAATGCAAAACAAGCCAGCCGAGGGAAGGAACGACGATTGCTAGGATCAGGTACGCGGTCATTTCTTTTTGGTGACAGTCACAGGCTTCACATCGCTATCCGAGAACAGCGCAAAGATAACACCGATCAGCGAGATTGCAGCGGTCGTAATCTGGTCTGCAAACGCAGGAGCGAAGTTGACTCCCAAGACACCGAGAAGGGTAATGATACCTTTCCAAGTCGAAGGGTAACGAAGGTAATCCAGAAGTTTCAAGAGTAGTGCTTTCATAGTCTAGTCCTTTCAGTTTGGGTAGAATTTACGATTGAGTTCATAGTGAGGGCGGTCTTGCTTTTTAAACGAGCCTCCCCACGTAATCATCACTTTGTTCTTAGCTGCCAGTTCGAGAATGACATTAGCAACCTTGTCATACTGCGCTTCATCCCATGTGAGTTTGCCCTTCACATTCACGCCCACATCAACCGCATAGCCAGATTGATGACGTGATACACCAGTGCCTGGTGAACCTTCAGGAGTACGTTTCCCCTTAGCCGTGCCGTTCAGATTGGTTTTCCACGAGTTCCCATTTGGGGAACCATCAGGCTCATGGCATTCACGCCAGATAGCGTACTGTTCCTCCCTTGTACGAACGCCATAAATGACGAAGATACTCAGGTCAGGATAACGCTTGGGAACCACTACAGAGGCTTCCGCAATCAGCGAAGCCATATGGGGGTGAACACCTTGAAGGCGTTTTTTGTCACGATCAGAGAGCAAAGATACACCATGCTGCAAAAACAGCCCCGATTATCGTACCGCAGAATGTTCCTAGGGTAAAGCCTGACGCGAAGTATAGGTAGTTAATCATTTCAGCATCTCCGGTCGGATTGTTAGACGGCCTACTTCGCCATGAGATTTTGAATATGTAATCACAGACGCGCCTCTATGTGACATATAGCCACCACGCGCTGAGTGAGCATCCTTGACTGCCATTGTGGGATGCTGTTCGACAATCATCAGCGAATCTTCTTTTTGGGCAACGTGATGGTAGTGCCCCATATGCGCGTAGCTGAATTTGGTACGTCCGAACATCTCGCGGAACATGCCAGCGAATACCTTGCTGACTTCTCCCATAGCCTTCTTGTGACCGTGATGTACATATAGCCCAGTGTTCCCCCACTCATATGCGTAGTACGGCAACGCCGAATTATCCACCGTAACCCTTGGCTCATCCTCGTACTTGTCAGCAAACAGCGCCCGTAGCCATACGCTAGATGCCAAGTCATGATTGCCCTCTGCCATGATGATATGGACTTTCTTATGCTTCGCCAGCATTAGACGCACGATACGGCGGATAGCTTTGATCGCGCTCCCCACTACTTTCGCATACCGCGTATCGGCATCTAATACGTGCTTAGACGTAGGCGTGACGGCTTCCAGACCATCGAAGTGTAGGAAGTCACCCAGTTGGCATAGAACCCCAACCTCACTAGCAGGAGCCGCTGCAATGGCACGCTCGAACCAGTTGGTTAGAAATTCGCAGGACTTGTCAGTATTCCAGTCCTCGCCACATTCACCAGCCCATGACATTTGCCCGATGTGATAATCCGTCAGGACATAGACGGAGCATAATTCTTTGTCTATTTGGCCTACGAATTTAGACGGCTTCTCCTTGGGTATATCTTCCTTCAGAGCTTCAGCAGCTTCACGGATAATCTCTAGCTGACGGTCTAAATCCTGGTTAGTTTTAACCCACTGCATAACCTCAGTGCGCTCGCCTGTAATGGTATCCACTTTATACAGGGATGATATGCCACGTAGCTTCTGACCATCTGGGATAAGAGGTTCCAAGCCCTGAACAGAGCGATGCTTTGTTGCGATGTTATAGCGCTTCTTGAACGTGCTGATTGGGATTCCCAAGAGGTCGGCAGCTTTTTGTTTAACGCCACCACACTGATTGAACGCATCAATGGTTTCTTGTTTTAGTTCTTCGCTCAGGGGTGCAGTCACGCTTTCCTCGCTTCATATAAATGAAAAGCACGACCGCTGCCAGCTTCGCAGAGAACGTCCTTATTGAGAACAAATACGATGTATTCTTGAGTACGGGGATTTGACCAGATGACGGCCGGAAGTTTATCAACGTCCATTGTAGCGACTGGGATGTATCCATTATGAAGAAGTGCTTTTGTCATTACGTCAGGCGCGTAACACTCCGCATGAGCGGCGGTCGATAGCGTAATCAGTAATGCCAAAAATCCCCAACGGAAGTACCGCATACGCGCTCCCCTTGGCCCCACTTAAAGGTAAGTTAAAATAGCGTTAACCTTCAAAGGGTAAATTGCGTTTTCTGTGGATAAGTGAATTGCGGTTTTTTGCGAACGATGGTATAATAGCGCCGTTCAGCCAGCCTTCCATAACGAAACAGCCCATGCCACAATTCCCGCAAGGCCAACGCTGATCGCGCTTGTCGCCGTCGCCGCGCCTTTCATATGCGCACGCGATTCTTTCAGGTCGGCAATTTCTTCAGCTTGATTGTCTTGCTTTTCGTCAATGCGCTTGACGGTTTCCTGAATGGATTGGAGGTATTGCAGAATAAGATTTTCGGACATATGACCTCCGCGCAAGACCCCATGTAATCGTATCAAATTATGAACGAATGTTCAACCAGTACGCATAGCAGCAGAGAACATCACATAATCACCGTAAAGATGACCAATCTTTTCAATGTCATCTTTTGAGATAAACCCGCAGTAATGCAGAAAGCGGCCATTCATTGTCTGTGCGGCAGTAGGCGGGATGGCTTGACCGACTAGGGTTTGGAAGTCGGAGCGGAACGTAGCGTCAACCATCTTGTCCCAAAGTACCCAAGTCAAGCGAGATTTACTTTCCTGTATTTCATTGCCCACATTTCCATGTGAAGGAGATTTTCAAACTCCCATTTGATAATACCATCGACAGTATATTCGTTCAATAACACTGCGCCCGATTTCAGTTTTTCGATTGTGAACATTGCTTGCCCATGAAGGTTGACGTATGGAATGCTCTCATTTTCTTCTTTTAGTGTCAATCGAAATCCCTCCATTTAGTAGGCGTAGGTGCTGGGTCATCAATATGGGTAGTGACTGAACCGAAACCGCGTCCATGACCATAAGTAGCAGCGGCATCTACGGTTGCGGTAGTTGTCGCGCCGAACTCGCGGCCTTTATATGTACCGTCGAAAAGATCGAGGTCTGAGATGATGCTATCCGCGCCCGTTACTGAGTCGCTAAAGGTAATGTTATACGTAGCCGTAATAGCGTAGCTGTCGGCAGCGGTAACTGCATCTGAAATCGTGACTGATATGGTATTCGCCGCATCAAGCGTATCCGCACCAGTCACGCTATCGCTGATAGTATCGTTCGTTAGCAGCCCACCATTAATAGTATCCGCACCAGTTACAGAGTCAGTAATCAACACACCCATCGTATTGCCGCCAAGGAGCGTATCATCTGACGAGACGTTATCGTTCACCGTAGCGCCAAATGCCGCGATAATGGCAAGCACATCTGCGCCAGTTACATCATCACTTACGGTAGGTCTGAACGTAGCAGCAGTCGCCAAGCTGTCTGCGCCCGTTACGCTATCCGTAATGGTATCGTTAGTTAATAGTCCACCAATAATCGTGTCTGCGCCTGTGATGCTATCACTCAAGGTAGCAACAAACGTAACCGCAGCGCCCATTGTCTCAGCGCCCGTTACAGAGTCTGTAATCGTCGGAACAAACGTCACGGTCACGGTAAGGCTATCAGCGCCGGTTACGCTGTCTGAAATCGTGTCGTTGTAGGTTACAGATACAACTAAGTTGTACGCTGACCCAATACCACCGGAGCCGATACCTTTACCGCCGATGGACATATTTTACACCTTAGATCCTGCTAATTACTCAGGCCACGGAATTATTTAAACTTCTTCCGCAACTCCGTTGCCGCCGCTTCATGCTTGTCAAACCATGCCCAGTCGTTATTGCGCAGACCGTCAAATAATGCGCGTTGTTTTTTAACGTCAAGTTCCGCAAGCTGTGCGGAAATTTCCATGTTGTTTTTCTGACGCGCAAGTTCTGGGCAATCCTCCAGGCATTGCATGGCAAGGTTTACGCGCTTGCCAGTTACGTCTTTCCATTCAGGAAGAACCAGTTGGTTGGCGCGAATAGGCGGGGGTGCTTCACTCGGCCCCCACGTACCTGTAATGTTGCCATTGTCGTCGTGCTGAATTGCGAAATTAAGCGTCATTTTATATTCTCCTTTATGCGAACTCTATTGCTTCAAAAGATGAAGTAACTGTGTTTGTCGTTGAGGTGTTTCTATCTGAAGAAACAGAGGTAGAACTTGCTAGTGTATTGGCTGGAACGGTTTGGCTGAACGCCGTTACTGATGTACTCGGACTAAATCCCAAGAAGCTAACGAATGTCTTAGCTGTATTTACGGAAGTAATAGTTGTTGCCTGAGAAGTCGATCCTGAAGCAATTACGTTTGTGCCTCTGTTGATGGAAGTTATGTCAGCCGACTTGAACTCAACTATAGAACCATTAATAGTCATTGTTGAACTTGTTCCATTAGTACGGTTGGCAGTAGCGACTGTCGCACTAGTTAGGGTTATTCGAGGAAGCCTGTTGAAAGCCGTGCTTGTACCTTGAAATCCTCCATATGAAAACCAAGTTTTATTAGTAGTAACAGAAGAAACAGCAGCCGTATTTGAAGTAGTAGATGCCGCGATCGTAATCGAAATCTGTTGCGTATTAGAGTTTAAAACACCGCTACCAAAAGAAATTACTTCACAGCTTGAGAAGCAATTTCCTGTCGTACTATTACGCCCGAATGTTACAGTCGTGGCATCCGTCAAAACAGCGTTAACGCGAGAGTTTGCAAAGTTTACAGTAGTTTGGTCAGTTTGGTTCCCACGGTAAGATATCGCGGTATCAGTAGTTGTTACAGAAGTAATTGTTGATGTTTTGGATGAAGCAGCGGCAGCAATTGTGTTTGTTGTATGTTGAACGGTTGCCTTTCCGCTATTAAACTCCACAACAAAAAAATTAACAACTAAAGCATCTGTAGCAGTAGCTAGACCGCGACCCGCTGAAACAGTAGTAGAATCTGTAATGCCTATTGTTGGCATGTTTGAGCTGTCTCTATTGGCTGTTGTGTTGTCTGACGTATACCCGCCCCAGAGTAAAAAAGCATTTCCTGTTGTAAAAGAACTTACGGTAGCAGTGTTTGAAGTAACTGTGCTTGCAAGCGTAATAGACACAGCTTGGATTGATTTTATCAACCCAGTAGCCCCTCCACCATAAGCAGCAAACAACGCCTGAACAACACTCATTACGTCAACCCCGTACCTGAGATAATCCACTCAGTCGTGGTAATTTTAAGAGCCGTTGCGATACCGTTTGCAGCCAGCGTTCTCGAACCTGTTGTACCGGCTCCAGCAAGGCGCATGGTATCCGTGGTGATAGCAATGGTCATTACACCAGCAGATGCTTGGTTTACAAATGTCAGCGCCGTGCCGATAGGGTACGCAACAGACCCATTAGCAGGGATGGTGAATGTTCTGGCCGTAGTGTCAGCAGAAGGGTGAAGCAGATGTTTATTCGCGTCAGCGAGAACGGCTGTATAAGCAGTTGATTGGCTATTCTGAGGAAGTCCTGCGCTATCAGCAGCCCCACCATTGCAGTTCGTAAGCGTTCCTGACGTTGGCGTTCCCAATACCGGAGTAACAAGCGTAGGTGAAGTCGCTCGTACAAGAGAACCTGAACCAGTCGTGCTTTCAAGCAATGTCTGCAAACTAGCAGGCAGATCATTCACAACGTCCTTAGTTCCAGCCGAGAAGTTCACCAGAGCATTAGCATTGCTCGAAGATATAACTGTATCACGGACAAACGTAGTCGCTGCGCTCAAGTGTCCTGTACCGATTTCCCATTCAGCCGCGCTTTGATGAGAGATGAAATAATAGAAAACGTCTGAACCGCCTGTAGAAAACTCTGTGTTAAACGTGCGTTTACCGTTGGCAGAAGAAACGGTCAGGTTTCCTGTACCCGTACTGGTAGTTGTTTCCTGTACGAGATTGCCTATTTTTGCCACAGGTTAAGACACCGAAATAGTAGGCGTGACGTTGAGCGTATCCCCAGAAGCAACCGAGCGTGAAGCCGCAAAGTCAGAAGTGTTATACAGCACACCAGACGTACCAGTGTTCACCGTGCAGCAGAACGCTCCTGCGACAGTCTGAGTTGCGTTGATGCTAATCGAAACAGCCGTGGCTGTGTTAGACCCGCTCGAAGTCGTACCCCATGTGATTGCAGGGCGGTTGCCAGCATAAGGCGTAACCTCAGACCAACCAGCATGGGAAGCCAGCGTATCACCAGCAGCGATAGTTCCTGCACCCTTTAGGCCGAGATACCATGCAGCAGTGTAGCTTGAACCTTTCAGGTACTTGTCAACAATGTCAGTCTTGCCAGCGGTCATGACAAGGTTGTGAACTTCCTCATGCCATTTCAGGTTTCCTTCGCTGTCGAAACATTCCACAAGGAATGTCATCGAAGGGGCAGGCATGGAGTCCTGAATGTTAGTCACCATATCAATACCGCAATCCATTTTATCGTGAGTGTTAATATCGTCTTTCATGGTATCCCCTATGATGCTTTGATTTCTTCAACAACGATTGTAGATGCAGCAGCGCCACCGAAGTGACGCGCTGTATTTGAGCCGTTCATGCGTACAGCGGTAGCAGTTGAACCACCAACGCGGATTTTATACGTATGCGATGAAGTATCGCCAGGCACGTATTCATAGACCATCGAAACGCCTACTTTTTCACCACCCGCGCTAGGAGTTGCGCAAGTAGCCTGAATAGCATCAGTAGCGGAATCGATAAACATTGCTGCAACCAACTCAATAACGCCAGTTGAGGTACTGCCGAACCCGCAAAAAGTAATCCGAACGCGGTTCGTAGCACTCGTCGGAGTAAGCGAAACTGTTAAAATCTCCGTCCCTTCTGTACTTTGAGGAATGGTATCGTCAACAGGAATAGCAACAGTCAGGTCTGCGCTTGACGTGTAAGTTGCATAGTTGCGGTTAACAACACAGCCATCAGGTAAATCTGCGCTAGCAATACTTGCAACTTGTTTACCGCTAACCTTGTTATATGAAAGGCACTTCCAGTTACCGGAGCCAAGATATTGTAGAACAGCAGTATCTCCGTTTGCAGTCGCGATGTTTGCGGAACCGGGGAGTATGAGCGAAGTTCCGTTATGCGTCAGAGTCAAAGCGCCAGAGAAGCGAATGAAATACAGAGGGTATGTCGCGCTCGCCGTAGAGCCAAACGCCGTAATCGTAGTCGTGCCTGTAATCTGGATGACATTACTCGTAACAGGCAGCGTAGTCGTCGTAGCACTCGCCACATTAACTTCAGTACGCAGAAATTGGTTTTGAACAGGCGTTCCGTCAGCGCGGAGATAGCTAAGGCATTGCCAGTTGCTACCGGAAATACGCACAAACTCAGCTACGTCACCCGCTACAGTCGTGATGTTCGCAGCGGTCGGCAGGATCAGGCTTGTGCCGTTATGAGTTAACGTCAACGCACCGGCAAACTTAACCCACACATGGTTCTTCGTGGTCGTGGAACCCAAGCTCGTAATAGTGGTCGTGCCTGTGATAGTCACATAGTCGCTGTCAGCCGCGCCCAGATCTGTAGTTGTCGCGCTGGCTACGTTCATACCCATCGCAAGCAAGCCGCCTGTCAGGGCGCTTGCTACCGTGTATTCAGACCATGTAATAGCGCTTGTGCCGAACACCACTGGGTTATCTGAAGTCAGGCGATACGTCTTATTCGCCCCGACAGTCCCGCCAGTAATACCAACGATGCAGCCCTTAACAGCGTCTCTCGCGCCATCAAAATCCAGAGCACGAGTCCATGCGCCTGAACTGGTATCATAAATACCATTGAGTGTAGTATCTGTCTGGTCTTTAACCAGAATCCTCGTTTCCGAAGTCAGCACACCATCAATGGTTTGCTCACCGGAAAGGGTAATGTTCGCAGTCGTCGCTACAGCAACAGGCGCTTTAATCGCCAATTGCCCTGCAATGGAACCCGTTCTGTCCTGAAATGTGCTAGTCAAGTTATCTCCTGACAGCCCCAAGGTTAGTATAGTGCAGTCTAGTCGTAAGTGGAACTATTTATTCAGGCGCAACATCGCCCGGCTTCCACCAAAACTCCTGACCTTTTTCCTTCTTCATCTTGCCTTCAATTCGACTCATGCGCGTATCAAAAAGAGGGTCTATCGTGCGCTCTACTTGATCGAGGAATAATCTTTCCATAAGCAATCTGGTGTACCAAAGTTTAACAGCAGGAATGTTTCGTTTCCCGAACTGGTAAAGGTCAGAGAAGAATTTGCTTTCCTGCCCATCATCCAAAGCCTTATCAAAATTTCCTTTAAACACGCGGAATAGGTCAGAAACAAATCCGACTTGTGGGCCAGCCAGCGTCACGGCCAGATTGTTCTGGAAGCGCGACTGATCTGAAAACAGGAAGTCACCGAAAATGCCAAAGCCACCGCCCTGCATCATGGAAGCAGCCCAGAATTTAGGGTCTGACATATCGCGGGGAGTCTTACCGTAGATAACGTCCCGCGTCTGGATAGCCATAGCACCAAGCAGCGTAGTCGTCAGGAGCATACTGCCAAGCAACTCTGTGGGATTGCCAGTCGTAGCGAATCTACGGGCAGCAGGGATAGTATGGTTAATCATGACCGTCAGGCCGAATGACTTGAACATCGTCAAGCTGCCAATCGCCGCACGCTGCCAAGTGCCTTTTTTATAACCGCCAGAAGTGATATAGCGCGTAAGCAGGCGAGGCTCGTTTGACGCAGACTGCGCCATATCAATAAGCCACATACCGTATTTGTTTGCTGTATCAGAGAATCCAGCAGCCTTTAAATCCTCTGGTCGCAGGAAGTCAGCGCCACTGTCAGGATCGACGTAAGCCTTGGCCTTCATCATATTATCGTAGTCGGCCTCACCCATATTCCAGCGTTGGAATGCTTCTTTAATCTCAGGCTCAACATCTGCCCATTTAGTTGCCGTAGCACTAAGTTCAGCCAAATGCCCCATAGTCGAAAGCGTGATACCTTGGCGTGCGGCATCCGTCATTGCAGACAGCCCAGAAGCCCTGTTTGTAAAGCCTGCCAACCAACCTGGGATACCGCGGCCTCCTGAGCCTTCCATCATACGGGAAGCAGACAGGCTTGCACCACTTGCAGACCCACTGATAAAGGCAATGCGCTTTGCCACGCGGCGGTCAGCATCATTTAATGGATTAAGCAGGCTACCGTAGAAACCTATAAACTTGCCAGCAGGAATACCATTTAGTTTAGCTGTAGCAGCGCCATAGAAACTATCGGTCATAGCAGCGACCGGCGCACCACCTAGCAGCGTTGATCGTAGCCAGTCTTGATGTGACTGCACAGCCTTATACCAAGTAGGCAACTGACCATTGAAGGAAGTCCTGCCAGCCAGAACGTCATACATGCCTTGCAACGTATTCTTGGTATTCTGTCCAGCGCCACCAACTTCAGACCACAGTTTCAGGCGCTCAATCATCAACTCAGGTTTCGGGCCAAGTGACTCCATGATGGAAATGTCACGCGACATAGCAGATACATGCCCCATCATTGCTTCAAACAAGCCTTCATCACCAACGCCAAACTGAGCGTTATAAGACAGAAAAGCGTCAGCATCCTTGAACACAAAGAATCGCGAGAACGCCCTGCGTTGCGCCATGCTAGTAGCTTTACCGCCAGGAGTTGTTTTACCAACAGCAACGCGTTCTTCCAACTCACTCAAGCCATTCGATACGATAGACGCATGGAGTTCAGGTAGCAAATCATCCAGCTTTTTTTCCGTCATTGGCAAGCCGGTACGGAAATCAATCATCTTCGTCATATCAATTTTTGACTTGATAACCGCTTTCCATTCGTCAAACGACACCTTGGAAATACGCTCTATGTTGTGCTGTTGCGGGAAGTAGTTTTCGATATACCCAAGAATACCGCCTGCATTTTTGTAGCGGCGATGGAGAGAGTCAAACGATTCCCTGATTGTATCAGCCATTACCTTAGCAGCAGGAGATGTATTTCCACCTAGCAGACCACGCACAACATCTTTGAAGCCCTTCGTATCCTGCGTCAAGCCAGCCAGTTTAGACCTGTTCTTTTCAATCGCGTCATTCATCATAAGCGTATGCTCACGCTCAACAGCAGCATGGCGTACTGCAATATCTTCCAGCTTCACCTTAGCTACATGAGATGACTCGTTACCAAACAGAAACTTGCCGAATTTCGCCTTTGCCTTTTTACCGGCGTAGAGATGTTTCTTAGCTTGAATTTCAGGAAGCACGGCATTCTTCCAAGTCAGCACATCCTTAATGGTATTCAGCTTTTTCTTCGCCAACTCGTCAGCCATCTGGCCTGCAAGTTTTTCAGCCGCGATAGATGCTGCGTCAATATCAAGTGAGTGCTTCAGGTACTCGCTCTTGATACCATCGTAGTTATCAAGAATCTTATTCTTCTGGGCTTTCGTCAGAAGGGTGTTATCTTTGATGCAATCAATAAAACTCATTTCAATCCACACGATTTAACAGCGGTTACTTCTGCCTCGGCATCTTCAAACTCATCCATAAGATCGGATAGTTTAACTTCGCCGTTCTCGGTCAGGATAGTTTCATCTGGGAAGTCTTTCACCAACTGCCTGTATTGTGCTTCCAATGCAGACATAACTTCTGGCTTTTCAATTTCTTCAAGAATGCGGTTTACTTCGTCATAGGTCTTGGCGACAGGCGATGTATTAATCTGGCTTGCCTTCACCGTCTTGGCTTCAGCAACGGTAAGACCATCGTATTCTTTCATGCCCTGACGTTCAAGATAATCAGTAATAGTATCGTCTAGAGTATCTTCGCTATCTGACTTCAGGTGTTTTTCCGCAATAGCACGCATTTCGTCAGCAGTTACGCCAGTCGTGCCACGGCGCTTCAGGGCTTCATAAACCTGATATGTCTCGTTATCCAGAACGTCATTTCCAGCATTGGAAGCCGTAGCATCCATAAAGTCAGCAACTTCGGCAGCGTCCTTGGTAGAGAAAACAGGCGTACCGCGTGCAGATGAATCAATGGCATTGAGTAAATCAGGGACAGTCGCTCCTTCAGGAAGATAACCGGCTTCAACCGCAGCCTCACGCAGATCATCCAACTTGCCACCGTTCTTACGGAACAGAACGCCCTTATTACCCTTGTTCATCGCTTTCAAATCGAAGTCTTTCACATCTCCAATATTGGCATCGTCTGTCTTAATTCCCCCCTTGGAAATGATGAAGTCGATAATGTCACGCGGTTTACGAATAGGCGTACCCATCTGACCTTTGACAACCAGCATAGGCTTGCGCTCTACCGTTCCATCAGCCTTGTAAACGGTACGTTCTTTTTCGATAAGTTTGACGTTATCCGGTTCTTCCAAATCGCGGGAAAACTTTTCTGAAATTTTCGAGTACTCAGGCGCACGGTTTTCAAAGAACGCCTTGCGGGTTTCGTCTAGGGCTTGGCGGTTTTCTATCGTAGCCACTTTGCCAATATCAGGAAACGGAATTTCCTCATCCACATGCGCCACACGGCTCATGTATTTTGCGGCATCGCGAGCCTCAGACGGTACGTTTTGCGCAGCAGCTATCTTATCCAGCCTTTGCATAGACTCGCCACGCGCCAGGCTGTATGCCTTGCCGATACCCTTGAGCGTACCGACGATTGCACCCGCACCCAAACCAGCAGTAGCCACATCCATTGCAGCTTCTTCCACTCCATACTTGCGGCCTACGCGGTCAGCCCATGCTTTGTATAGGGGGATTTCCGCAGTCTCGATAGCGGAGTTAATCAGCGCCTCAGTACCAATTGCGCGAAGAATACCCATACCGGCAGTAGCACCGAACGGCAGCGTAGCAAGGTTAATGGGGTCAGTCACAACGCTTGAAAGTGCAGCGCCACCCAAGCCAAGAACCTTCGCCTTCGTGCTATTTGCCTGCGCGATAGTTTCACCAAACGCGGCTTCCTGTTCTTTACCCAACAGGCTAACTTCATCGCGCAGTTCAGCAGTAGTCTTAATGTCTTTCCATTGAGGATCTGCTTTTTTACGGCCTTCCTGAATCATAGCGTCAAGTCGAGTGTTACGCACATCATCTGCTTTTTCGCGGTAAGCAAGAGCCTCAATGGCTCCAAGTCCAATCATCTCGTCAATCGGCTTGCCAAATCTTTTGGAGATTTCGGCATCCCGTTCAGCGACAGACCGCTTATCCCAAAACTTCCCCAATGAAGTTGGCAGCGCCATAGACGTAGCGCCTTCGCTCATAATGTCCCATGCGTCTTTCGGAACGTACTGAGCGCCGTACAAGCCGCCTGATTGCTCTGTGGTTTCTAGGAGGTCTAAGGATGACATTATTTATCCCTGAAACGGATGTTCATTTGTTTTTCAAATCCGCCCATAGATTTATATTCCTTGGCGGGAGAAACTGCGCGTGACTTATCCACTACGACATCTTCCTTCATGGCATCCAAAACCTTAGCATCTACGATATACGGAGAACCATCTTTCTTAACGACAGGAACAGCCAACCCGTTAATGACCATCTTAAAGCCATACTTGCCATCGCCAGCAGAATAAATCCTGCCTTCGCTGAGAACATCAGAAATATCTACGTTGTCATCAAACTCTGTGCGCGGGAGGCTACCGACAGTTTTAAGCAGCTTATCATTCGTCAGATTGCTGAAAATATCTTCCACATTTCCAGCAGATGCCCAGTTACCATCAGCCCTACGGAAAGAGAACACCTTGGAATTTCCGCCAGAAATTGAAGGATCAATTTCAACTACCGGCCCAATTACTTTTTCAAATGCTGTGTTAAGCAAGTCCTCGTTATAAGACTTGTCACCGCCACGGTCGATAAGAAGTTTCTTGTAGTATGCAGCTACAGCATCTTTCTGACCATCAAACATCTCTGCGTCATAAGTCGTGCCAAGCAGAGTGTTTTCAATAGCAGAGCTTGTTTCTTTATCCAACTCAATTCCAGACCGCTGCCCCTCGATAATTCCATACGCGATAGGCAAAGGTTGAGCCATAGCGATAGCCAGAGAAGTGGCTTTCTTATCATGCAATTCCTGAGCAAGACCACGGCGCTGATCTACACTCAGACCTTCACCGAATACCGACAGAAGTTTAGACACATCTTCCGTCTTGCCCTTGGTATAAACCGCTTCCAAGTTTGCAACTTCCGCATCGGTAAATAAGCGATTAGGAACTTTGTATGTACCGGAAAGTTTAGCAGCCAGTTGACTACGCTGTTGTAGCTGACCGACCAACTTGCGCCCATCGCTAGAAAAATCAAGTGGCTGAACGTCAGGCGCGATACCGGACTGTTTTGCATACGTAACAGGGTCAGCCATAAACGCATTACGAAGTTGTGCCACGCCTTGCTTTGCATCTTCGTATTGCTTCAGTTCACGCGCATAGTTAGGCGAATTTGCGTTAGGCTCAAGAATCTGCAAGTTAGCTTGCTGAATTTCAGGGGGCGCGTCTTTCATACCACTCATGGTTTGGGCGTATGAACGCTGGTCTTTGTATTCCTCGTATGCTTTTTCAGGAGCATCGGGGAAAGCGATTTCAAAAGCATCTTTTGGAAGTTCCACGGACTCTACGCCAGTACCTACCTTGGCAATATCATCCTGAACCATATCCTGCAATTCCTGCCTGTAAAAAGCAGACTTGCTCGTGACAAAATTCTTAAACCCAATCGGGTCACTATCGCGCCAACGGTCAATTTCGTAGAAGCCTGTTGTGGGTTGGTTATTAGCAACAGTGCCACCAACGCGCTTAACAATGTCATTCGCATAGTCAGCCGTGTACTTTCCATTGCCGTCTTTGCTGTTGCGCAAATACGGCGTAGGAAAGCCTTCAGGCGCTACGTTTCCTTCGCCGGAGAAATAAGCCACGGCTACTCTTGCGGGATCACCATTATAATCCTTCATGAACTTATCAAGCATCCTGCGACCGACACGCTTGTTGTCCTCAGGGTTATTTATATCCTCACCCTTCAGGGCGAAACGCTTGAAAGTTTCAGGGAGAATTTGCATATCGCCAACAGCGCCGTCAATGCTGGTACGCGCATTAGCGCCACTGCTAGATTCCTGAGCATGGAATGCGGCGTAAATTGCTTCGTTGGAAACAGACGGACGCGGTTGCGGAGGAATGCTAGGGTCAGGCTTCTTCAGCCAAGCAGCCACCTTATTTGCGGGAAGATTGTCAGCCATGATCTTGCCCATCTTCACAGCGCGACCACCAGCCCTTGCTTCGGCAATGCTCATACGCGCTTCAGGAGCCAGCGCAGCTATTTTGTCATCGCTACTATTAATCAAATCCATCGTTTGCGCGAAACCAGCAATATCACCCGCTAGTTTCTGACGCGCAGCCAATGCTTCAAGGTCATCTGTATTCTGTTTCCACGTTCCAAGTTCTTCAGCCTTGTACTTCAACTTACGGTCGCCATCCTGACGCTCGTAAGCCTGAACAACCTGTTGCTGCCCCCAAAGGTCAAAGTCCTTCGCAGCATTAGCAGGCAATCCAGACATACGTGCTGTGCGGAATTGTTCCAACTCCGCCTTCATCCTGTCAGGCGCAGTTTTATAATCAGGGTCAGTCTCGTATTTCATGCGAAGTTCAGATTCCTTGCGAAGATAATCTACCCTCGCTTTATCCGCTTCGTATGACTCCGCCGTTTTCCTGTCCTGTTCAGCCTTCGCCATCAACTCAGCGCCAGCCTTATCCAAGCCACTCGCAATCCCTGTCATGGGACGCGCAGTATAGCTTGCAGACTTCATGGCTGTCTGTGCAACTGATTGGGGAAGATCGTCAGCGGTAGGAAGTCTAGCCATGTTTAACCATACCATTTAGACCAATCGTTACTATCCCACGATTGAGTCGGGTTAATCCCTGTAGCTACGGACGCACTCGGCCCACCACCACCATACTTAGTCATCAGGCTTGCAGCACTACCAACCAGAGCAGATTTAGCAGCGCTCTTTGTAGATGACGCATTCAAGCGACCTTGATATGCTGCCATATCTCCGCCCTGACGTACAGAGTTAGCGCGTGCCGTACCACTATACAATTCGTTCAACTGGTTTTCGTAACCGCGTGCCTCAATATCGGCAATCAGGTTAACCGCTGTCGGGTCACTTCCCTGACCACCGCCACTTGCTAGTTTAGCCTTCGCGCTACTCGCAACCAAATCGCCTTGACGCTTCGCAACCAAGGATTCCCTCTGGCTTTGCGCTTCAATCTGCCCTGCGTTCTGGTTTGCCAGTTTTTGTTCATACGCTCCCTGAGCCGCTTGGGACTTAGCCAATGCCTGACTGTCGCGGTACTGGCTAATCATGGAAAGGCCGGAAAAAAGCGTGCCTGCTACAGCGCCTACCGTAGTAGAGCCAACAATCGGGAGTACCAGCGGAGCCGCCAACATCGCCATCTTAGTTCACCCCTTCCATTTTATACAAATCACCAGACATTTTCTTAAATCCGATACGCTCGCACAAGTCTGGATTTTCAGCGACCGCGTACATAGATAATCCCTTTGCCCGAACCATTTCCATCACCTTTAAAACACACCGATAGACAGTCAACTTAGGCGCATCCACATCTTTCTTTATATCAGAAAACACAACAAAATTCCCGTTTTCTATTTTGTACCCGCCCAATGCCACCGGCACTCCGTCATAAAAAAAAGCGTATGCCCTGCAAGTGTAAGGCGACTTCTGACCTGTAACAGCCTCAATGTCCTCCGCCGTTGCCATCCTGTATCCAACCCGAGGATTTCCAGTCAGCGTTTCCATACTCTAGCCACGGTCGTTCGTGTTAATAGCCAAAGTAACCGCAAGCACAGTAGCAGCAAAAGGAGACTCGCATTGAAGCAGTAACCGAGGATCTGTATCGTA